AATGCACATTCATATCATTTTTGTATGTTTTCGGTACTGACGTATCATTGAACACCGCAAATAGCCCGCATTTATTGCAAACAAAGCACGAGTACTTGTCCGAGCAATTGTAAAACCGGTCTCGCAAGCAGTTCGTCATTCCATGTGCCAAAAACACGTCCTTCTCCATCTCTCCCAAGCGCATTCCGCCGCCTTGACTCCGTCCTTCCACTGGCTGTCTCGTAAGCGCCACCACCGTCCCATTCGAACGAGAATGTATTTTATCATTTACCATATGTTTCAATCTCATATAGTAAGTCGGTCCAATAAATATGCTCGTCTCCATCTGTTCCCCCGTAAATCCGTCGTACAAAATCTCATTGCCATAACTCTCGTAATTCAAGCGATGCAATTCGTGAATAATTGTGTCGATACTCAAATTACCAAAACTGGTTCCATCTCCAAAGAGTCCCAGTTCCAACAACACTTTCCCCAAAATCGTCTCTTTCAATTGCGCAATCGTCATTCGTGAAGGAATGGCATGCGGATTCAATATAATGTCGGGACGCAACCCGTTTTTGGTAAAAGGCATGTCTTTTTCTTCCAAGATTAGCCCTACCGTGGATTTCTGCCCCGATTTACTGGAATTGCCAATGAGTACGGGTGGCGAGGTATCGTTTTCGCGCATATAGTATGTATGCGATGTGGGCATTTCAATGCAGTAAATGTGACCCGTATAGCGCGCCGTGCTCTCTTGTCGAGTTGAGCAACAGCTCGTAAATGCCCTTACCCATCGCGGTGCATCATTGATAATCGGTTGATTGTTTTGATATTTAATATGTATCGAATACGACTGTCTCAATTTATACAAATAATAATGCGTTTGTATGTGCGCCGAAAATCCACAATGGGTCACTAATCGCGAGATTTCTCCCGCCCACATTTTCGACTCTGTTTTCATCACGCCATGAGGGAGACTGCATTTCACAAGAATGTTGAGCAACAGATTGCATTGTCTGCACGACAGGTTCCAAACATATTTGGGGAGTTGGAATAATTCAACCGTGCCGGAAAGATGGTTGATGATGATACGTCCGCGTTTGGCAGGATTACTAACATATATCAAATATTCGTCCATGAATCGTTCGCGCCGGAACGTAATGTCCAGTATAAAGAGGATGTTCATAATGTCCATTGCCATTTCTTCATTCTTCTTGATTTGAAATACGAGTATATTGTAATAGTGATTCCCACATACAATGTAATATCCTAAAAGTCGCAACCACAAGTCCATTTCACAAGTGAAATCCTCCTTAAGTACCCGCCCGCCTTCCAAAACCACATTCTCAACGTCGGGATACGTATTCACCATCGATTTTTGGAACTGGGCGCGATTTCCCATGACTTGTCGAGCCTCTTTCAACTCATACTGCTGTGGCAGTGGAGAGCCCCCTTCGCTACCCATTTTCACATACAATTTGTGGTTCATTGTACAGATGATATGTAAATCGGGAGTATTCAAAACATACATCTCTTCGTCTGTCACGTCATATTCGAATATTTGGGAGGGGGCTTCATAGGTCATGTTTCCATTGGCATCCAGAGTACAAACGCGATGTTTCGTGGTGATTGTATCTATCTCTACCCATCCTTGATGGGTCAGCACTTGTTGAGTGGGTAGCGCGCAGAATTTGTCTCCAATGACCGGTTTTCGCAATGTTCGCAATCGCACTTTTGCCTGATTGTATCCGTCCCCGTTACGACACGTATAATTCTTATCTATATAGGTCTCTTCTTCCGTCTTGTATATCTTGCTCTGGTCTTCATATTTCACTTGTTTGGTCAAGTCATTGCGATTTTCTTTGATGGGTACGATTTTCGCAATAATGACATCGCGATTTTCCACAAAGGTATTTTCGAGAATGAACCCGTCATTTTCCAGTTTGGAATAATTTCCAAACTTGTTGCCTTTGGTTTTCGTCTTGTCCGGTTTGCATCGAATAATTTCGTCGCGAATCACATTCTTGTCCTCGTCCTTTTCAGTATGATATATCGTCGCTTGGAAGAGTCCGCGGTCAATCGACCCCCGATTAATGAGAATGCTGTCTTCCTGATTATATCCCGTATAAGACATGATGGCTACGTGGATTTGGTGTCCAGAAGGTACTTTGTTCAAGTGAATAAAGTTGATGAATCGCGTTTCTACCAGCGGTTTCGACGGGTAAGTGAGGATATAGGATGTCTTATCCATACGGTTGTCGTAATTGAGTGCATACACCCCGATGGCTTGTTTCGCCTGACAGGTTTGATAGGTATTTCGCGGAGCTTGGTTATTTTCTGGGAATGGGATGCAAGATGCCAGAACTCCAAAAATCGTGCTGGGATGGATTTCACAATGCGTATAATTCAAACGGGCATCGACGGATTGAATATACGAGTTTTTGCTACGAAGTGCAATGACCGAAAAACACTGTTCTTCCGCATCGATATATTCCAGTACGGATTCGGGAAGTTTATGATTCGTCAACAAGTCGTTCCAACCGATTTCCTTTTTCTGGATTTTGTCAATGACATCGCGGTCCAAAAGGGCACGGTTGTTCTTCACACGCAGTACTGGTCGTGTGAGTCGCCCACCATCGTTGCATATACGTATTTCGAGTAATTTGAAATCAAAGACAATGGAGGTGTAAATGTTTATTTTCCCATTGTATTTTTGTTCTTTCAAAAACTGGTAAAATTCGAGAGGGGCGTCGGTAATTCCAATCCATACCCCATTGATGAATACTTTGACTTTTTTATAATAACGCACCGTCGTCGATTCGCCGATTTCCAATAATGTAATGGCGAACCGCTGCAATATTTCCTCCTGTCCCACTAAATGTTGGAGCAAATAGAGTCCATTGTTGCAAGTGGGAATAGTAATGTGTGCCATAATACTGATATTTTTCACTCCCCCGATGGATTGACCCTCGGGCGTTTCTACCGGACAGAGGAATCCCCAAGTGGTCGTGTGCAATTTTCGCGGTTCGATTAATTCGCCGTTGTTCTCGAGCGGAGTATTGATTCGGCGCAAATGACTCAAACTTGCCATATAGGTCATGCGATTGAGCACTTGTGCGACTCCCACTTTGTTACTATTCATCTGTTTAATACTGAAATCGCCCGTTGCCAGAGCGCGGTTGATTCCGTTTTCAATGGTGGTGGATTTCATAATCTTGTATATATTGGTAATATTGATGATATTTTCGAAATCGTCAGTGGAGCGCCACGACCCATTGTTGATTTCACGGACGACTTGTTTCTGCATTTCTTTCACTAATTTGTTGAAATAGTTGCGAAATAGATTGTTGAGAAGAGAGCCCGTGAGTTCGATGCGTTTATTGACATATGAGTCGCGGTCATCCGGAGGAAACATACCTTGACTGGTTTGAAGGAGTTTCTTCACCATGTACCCTAAAAAGTAGAGTTTTTGTGGCAATGTGCTACAGTGGGGGAGAATGTCGTTCTGCAAAATGTCCATGGCGAATTCCAGCTTTTTTTGGTGTCCTTTTTCTTTGTCGACATGGAGTGGGGTATAGGCGACATGGGAGGTGATGTATTGTATGGCACTTTCTTGCGTCAAATGCTGATTGGCATCTAATATAGAAGCCTTGAGTATCTTCAATAGAGATTTGTTTTCGGGGTCGTCCACATTGAGTAGAATATAGTTACAAATACTCTTGTCACTGATAACGCCATAGGCGCGAAATAGAATAAATAGTTCTATGGGTTTGCGAATTCGAGGAACATTGACAAACAGACTGTTTTCATATCCATTGTTTTTCGACGCAATGGCGATTTCCAGTTGTTTGGGCGAAATGCATTTGGCATCGGGGATGGACTTGATTTCGGCATACCAGCTCCATTTGGTCGTATTTTTCTCGTCGAAACAATAGACGCGGTTTTCGGCGGCGCGTTCTTGTCCCAAGACGATTTTTTCCGTCCCTTTGACGATGAAATAGCCGCCACAATCCATCGGGCATTCTCCCAAGGTTTGCGGGAAGACGTTTTGCGATTTCGAGAGAATACAAATGTCGGATTTTAACATGATGGGCATTTTTCCAATATTGATATTGGGGAGGACTTTGGTGATGATTCGCGGTTCTTCTAAGTGGACGGTATTTTGTACAATGTATTTGACTTCAATGTCGATGAACATGGTAGAGGCGTAGGTGAAATTGCGCAGTTTGGCTTCTTGGGGAGTCATGATTTTAGTCGCCCCGTTGTTTTCGTGGATTTGAGGTGGGTGCATTTTGAAGTTTTTAAAATTGATTTCGATTTCTAACAAATATTTATCATGTTGTTCTATGTAGTCATTCTCGGAGTGAATCATGAGAGGGTTGAACATTTGGATGGTTTTATGGAGTTGAGTATTGATAAAATAATTGTAGGATTCTAATTGATGACGAACCAACCGTTTCAAATATTGACCTTGGAAATACGTTTCCATAATTTGAAAGGGTTCTTCGATATAGGGTTCTAAATGTTGGAGTACATGTCCGTCCTTTTCTTTTTCTTCTTGGGTTATTTGTTCAGTCGCCAACATTTGTTGGATATTTTGCGGGATATTTTGAGCAATTTCGGTTTCTGGCAGTGGTGGTGGGACATCTTTTTTCGCCTTTTTCTTGCCGGCAGTTTTCTTCTTGGTTATTTGAAATACCACAGGAGATTCGGTTTCAACAAGAGTAGTTGACATGTTTGATGATGATTGATGAAGGAACGATAATGAACGATTATGCGAGTTGATTGTATTTAGAAATAGTCTTTATCTTTCAATTGGTAATTATATAAAGGTAAGTAATGAAAGACAAATCAATTTTCTATAATTTCGTTTCACATGCAAAAATACGCATCATGACAAGTGTCACGACTATTGATGAATTGTATATTGACTCTTCGCATATTTCTTATCCAAGTAGCAAAATCTTTTTTTGTGTTTATCATTTTGTAATAAAATATTATCATTTGTTCGTCGATGTTATTTTCTATTACTTTTGAAACAATCACTTCGTCGCACCAAGACGTCTTTCGTTTTAAATGTCTAACGAAGTTGTCTTCTCGAAATGTCTGATAACCACATACGCACTTGTGTAAAAAGTTGTCTATTTTTGGGTCTATTTTTGGTTTTTTTGTATTCATTGAAGGCTGTAATTTATCATAATAGAAACGTTCTCTTGCGGTCGCTTCATTGACATCATTACATTTAAACTTTTCTATCTCTATCATATCCCAATTTTTCCAACCACCATTCTGGCGAATTGTTTCGTAAATCTTTAGGTGATAACTTTTTGATTTATCATTATGACAATTTTTTTTATGTTGATTTTTTCGTTTAGCGAAACTCGTCGTATGCCCTACATAAACATCATTAACAGATAAATCACGACAAACGATTTTATATATAACGGTATTTTCATAATTTATTGATTGTCTTGGCATTATATCTTAAAATGTCTTAAAATATCTTATATAGTATTATTTCTTTAAGCCCTTTTCATTCCTCATCGTAAATATTATATCTGGTCTGTAGAATTATTTAAGTTTTTTATGACGTATGGTATCAAATGTAATAATAGGTTCAGCATTTCTTTCAAAAACTGCCAATACACAATTAGCGAACCAGTTTGTCACCGTGATAATATGAATTTTTGTAACTCTGTATCCATTATCATATAATAATTGTAATCGAATCGGCGTAAAGTTTAGAAAATACTTGTTTAAAGAAAAACGGGCAGATTAAAGAAAAATAGTTGATGAAAGAAAACGGGCGGATAAAGAAAAACGGGCGGATAAAGAAAAACGGGCAGATAAAGAAAAACGGGCAGATAATGAAAAATGGTTGTATATAGTAAAATCGAAAGAATGTCAATGTTGGACCCCTACGTGGTAAATCATGATTCTTTTATCGAGGATATACGCACCGAATTTACCACCAGTACATTTACAAATT